TATTATATTATATTATTATTTTTATATTTTGTCAACTATTCAGCAATTCATCTCCCACCTATAGAGGATGGGAGAATTCTTGCTGATTCTTTGTTAAATAAGATTAATCTCTTCTAGCCGTAACTGCTATAGTAACAGTTGATATATCATCTTGTAGTGTTACACCGACCAATAAATCACTAACTAATATTTTAACAGTATCTTTTCCTTTATATCTTAAAACTTTATTTAAAATTTTAATTAAGTTAGTATCATATTTACCACTGAAACCAGGATCAACATCTACATCAAATGTATATTGAAATTCATTACCGATAACATCACTACCAACAATTATAAGTTTACCACTCTTCTCTTTAAATTCTAAAATATCTAATTCCGATAAAACTGAAACCATATCGATTACTTCTTTTAATTGATCAAACTCTATATCGAATATCACGAACTTTGAATCTTTTACATCATTCTCTGTTACGGCTAATTCATATAATTCTTTATTTGTATAAGGGAATTCAAATATATCACTTTCGTTTATTGCCAGCAATGCTATATTTAATTTTTTATTAGGACTTACTACTGATATTCTATTCTTTGTTATAGTCAACTCTTCAAAATTTGAGTTAAGAACATTATTAATTAAAGCTTTATTCAATGGCAACCTCACTACCAAACCACTATTATCTTCAAGAGTAGTTAAATCATTAACTATAGTTTTACCAGAAAATACTGTATCACCATTAATATCTATTGCTTCAATAGATATATAACTCTCTCCATCTTCTTTGATAAATTTTACCGGTACACTTGAAAAAGTATCTGGACACATTGTCAATAAATTTTTTAAATTCTCAATATCTGTCGGATTAAGTATTACTTTACTCATTGTCAGATCTTCCTTTCTTATTTATTATCTTTTTATACATAATTAAATAGTATTATAAATACTTTTAATTTTAGTTATAAAATCTTTTTGTTCGTTAACCCAATTTTTTTCTGTATCATACCAATCAGGTTTAGCATATATTCTAAATTTATCAAAAGTTTCTAGAAATCTATTTGGATCATCACAGAGTGAATAATAAAAATAATCATTTAATGATCTTTCATAAAAACCTTCTACCATAGGAGTATTATTTGGAGCAGTATAAAAATGCAATACCATCCAATTACCTTCATCGTCTTCAACTACAAATAAATATTTTTTATTATCTTCATCGATTAACTCTCCACAAACTCTCCAGCCAAGTTCTATTAACTCATTTGCTCTCATATCAAATATCTCCTATAATAATTCAAATAATGAGTCAAAGAACATATTATTAAATTGCTCACATAAATCATTTTCTATGTTATATTGTGTTGCTAAGTATACAAACGCCATGACCATATTTAAATATGCAGATACGATATATTCAAAATCAGTCTCAGAGTTGTTTATGTTATCTAACTTATCAAGAACTGGTACTAATAATACTACAATTTCTTGCTTAGATTCTGGATATGTATTCATAAAATATTTATGAACTTTATCATAAACAGAATATGCATTTTTAAATAAACTGTTATTATCTCTTAGTATTAGCTTATTCCATTTAATATCATCATCTTTTAACATATTATCAATTAAATCATAATCTCTTTCATAATAATGTGCGCTGCCAATATGTATTAACATAGTATTATAATTTACATTTAGTGCTCTTGCTACAAATTGTCCAACGATATCCCACCACGGAATATCAAATGTTAAACCTTTAACAGCATCTGAAGAACGAATATGAACTAAGTTATATAATAACCCTTCTCTTACTAAGAAGTGTTGATTTTGAGTGCACGTAAAATCTTTAACATCATCAACATAAATATTTGGAAGTGTATATTGAATTATAGCTTGCCTACTGGATATATCTCTTCTTAATGTTTTAACGACATACGTAAATGGGCTGTTATCTTGAGAACGGGTTAAACCATATTTAAAAAGTTGTATTTCAGTTACAGGTTTCCAGAAAGCATGATAACCATAATTAGAATTGACTTTATTTGCTAATATCTTGAAGTCATAGGATGTATCATCTTCAGCATTATATGGATTTCGTAGTTTATCCCACATTTTCCCAAAACGAATAATATAATCTGGACTCATATATCCAGACATATACCACACAAATTCAGCCCTTAAATATTTACCTTCAGGTGTACTATTATTTAAAGTATTTCGAAATTTAGAATTAATTATAGTTTCATGATCAGTTACTGTTAAATCTTTGAATAAAAGTTCTTTTACTTCTTGCCCTCTAGGCTTAGATATTAAACCATTATGTTTAATATCATTGATTAAGCTTTTGTAAGTATTCACTCAATATCACTCCTCATTAACCATTCTATTTATTAACTTCATCGATCATTTCTTTTAGTGTTATAACACAACTTAAAAATACAAGATCTCTGTCGACAACGATCCTAGATTTATAAGCATGATCGGCAATGACAATGATAGAATCTGGTATGTCATAGTTTTCGATGAAATAATTTTTTAAAGATGTATATACGTTTTCATCTAAAATCATTTTATTTGTCAATTTAGCAACTTCTTTAACATTAGAAGCTTTTCTAAATATTTGATCGAACAACCTATAATAAGATTCTAGAACCGTATCTTTTAGCACAGATATATCTAATTTTTTATATATTGTATATAACTTCTGAGACTCATTAATAATCTTCCGTAAATCAGATCCGAATTTTTTAACTACACCTAGTATATAGTCTTCTGTATAATTAATTTCCTCATTGTCTAAAATCTCGACTAGTCGTTTAGCAGCATCGATCGGTTCGATATGAGTTTCAAACTCAGCACATCTACTACGAATAGCGTCATTAATCCGATTAATAGAATTGCAAGTGAGTATAAACCTACAATACTTGCTAGAAGTTTCCATTAATTCTCTTAGTGAGTCTTGAGCAGTATAATTTAATCCATCAGCTTCGTTAAGAACAACGATTTTCAAAGTATTTCCCCAGGCGGCTGATGTTGCAAAAGCTAGTACTTTATCTCGAATAGTGTCTATACCACGTTCTTCCGAAGCATTGATGACTAGCTTAGAACATCTGATGTTGTTTAAAATGACATTAACTATCGAATTCTTACCAGTCCCAGGTCGACCATGCAACAACATATTTGGTATGTCTTGTTTATATATCACTTCAACTAAAAAGTTCTTAACTTCTTGATCAGCTGCTAACTCATCGACTGTAGTAGGTCGGTATTTCTCAGTCCACAACGAGTGAACTTTCTCGACTAAGTCAGCAGCACCGGTATTTATACTCCTATCAGCCAACTTTATACCCTCCATTCCTCTCACCGATTACTAGTAATTATATATATAATTATATATATTTATATTACTTAGATATTTAGATACTATAGTTAAAAACCTAGATTTCTAGAAGCTTTAGTATCTAGAAACTAATATCTAGTATCTAGAAACTATATCTAATAATTTAAGTTTCTAGAAACTTTAGTTATACAACTCAGAAACAGGTACCTGTTTCTGAGTTGTCTGAGAAACTACTCTAGCTAGCTAGAGTAGTTTCTCAGATTAATCTTAGAATCTTAGAAGCTTTTAAATTTAGAAGCTTCTACTTTGTCTAGTAAGAGAAGCTTTAGCTTCTAGAAGCTTTAATCTTTATAACTAATATTTAACTTACCGTTGCTAAAAAAATATTCAATCAAATTTTTAGTTCTCAAGAACTAATTTTTTATTGTGATAAATGATTCTCTAGAACTATATTTGCTAAGTAATTTTTTCTAAAATTTCAACTCCTTTTTTTTAAAGCAGTAAGTTAATAATTGTCTAGTAAGAGAAGTTGCATTCACTTAATGCTTTTAAGTAATCTTAATCTCTATAACTAATATTTAACTTATCGGTATCGCAGAAATCGGTGTAGTGAATTTATAAATTCGATTCATGAATTGATTTTATAAAACTAACTAAATTTTTGAATTTAAAACATATGCTGAAATTTTAAATATCGGTAAGTTATTAACTGTCTAGTAAGAGAAATTCGAACTTCAGAAGTTGTATAAGTCATAGTTAACATGATCTATAGATTTAACACTAACGTTAAAATTATAACTTTGATTTAGATAATTATAACATATTGCTAGTAAAATAGTTCTCAAGAACTAATAATACTGCAGTACTCGAGTATTACCGCTTGGGTACTATAGATGTTGTATTATACACTATGAGATGTATATTATTAAACATGCTCCCTCGATATATTATATACATTACGATTAATCATCATAATGCTGTTTACATCCAAGTGCTATTATGATATAATACACCTGTAACGTGTTATTAAGATAAGGGGGCATGTATATTGAATACTACTACGGTAAAACCGAAACGTAAAAAAAGAGTGAAGTCCAATTACTTTTCTGAGAAGGAAATGATTAACTTAGTTAGGGAGTATCAGTTATATTGTGATGATGAGTCATTTTCTAAGATAGCTCCAAGTATTTTAGAACTCATCAATGGTATGATAAATAAGCAATTCAGCTATAACCATCATATCTTGAATAACAGAAATGATGCTATAGCTGAATGTTTTATCGCAATTATAAATTCGCTACAACGTTATGATCCAAATAGAGGTCGTCTGTTCGCTTATTTAAATAGGATAACAAAGAACACTCTGATGAAATACTATGTACGATCTAGAAAAGTAAAAGATAAAGAGAAAAGTTATACTGATATTATTAGTGGTATTAACGAGGATAATATCGATGATGATAATGTTATAATGTCTTTTGGAATAAAGTCTGTTAATACATATGTCGATGATTCATATGATTTAGACTATAATTTAAGGATATATCCTCAATGTAAAAATGTTAGACTTAAAGTAGATGATACTGTTAATATAATTCATAAATATTTGTATGATCTTAAAGATGTTATTTTTTATTTTGTTGACAATGATAGTGCGGTAAATAAGTTAGTTGAGGATATTAAAGCTTCACCATATGTGGAGTTTGAATTCAATTACAACAAAGTTCTAATATCTGATGAAATGTTTTATAGCGTGTTGATCAATAATTTATATGAATTCATAAATAATATTATATTGTATACAGAAAAAAAGTATGAAAATTATATATATAAAAGTGAAAATGATATTATTTATGATGGACAATGGTCTAATCGAGCTATAGGATATATTCGCCGAATAGTTAAATCTAAATTAAAAAAGGACAATTTAGCTCGTTATTATAATATCGATGATCTGACTAATTTTATAAAATATTTAATTATAAAAAGATATGAATATGATGAATAAAGCTGTATTATTAAATAATAAACTAAATACTGATAAAATAAACTTATTTTTAATTAATAAAGTAGCAGAAATATACAACAACATGTTGTATATGTATACTAAAAATTTTAAAGGAAGAATACCGGTGCCTAAAACTGATATATCTAAAATTCCTAAAAAATATATTTCAATTAACGAATATATCAACTCTAAACCGATATGGCGGCAAATTCTTAAGTTCACAAGAGAAATGAATAATATAGATATATCTGACTATCTTAATGTTATGCTTAGAAATTGGAGAGACATAGCATTACGTATTAATAAACCTGATCAATTAATGCCATTAAGTAATATCATATTCTCTTTAAAAATAGCTCCACTCTATTACACATATAAAGAACGAGAAAAATTACAAGAAGAATTAAATAAACACCTCTGCTGTAAAAAATCAGATGATTTCTACAGACTTACTCCATCCCTTCAATCTAATGTCAACAGTTTATTCAAACTTAAGAAGTTAAACCCCGATGTATCGTATCATGATATAGTCGACATATTCAAAGGTGAATTTGAAGATGAATTTGTTAAATGTATTAAACAATTAGATGAATCGGAAATTACAGTTGAAAAATTAACTAATATGTTTAAGTAGAAAAAGGTGGTGCTATGGCTAATATAAGTGGTTGGAACCCAGACACCTTTTCATTTTCTCCAGAATTTCAAAAACAAATCATAGCAGCTATGATTCAAGAACCAAAGATTTTTGAAAGATTGGGTATACTAACTGATTACCGTAGTTTTGATATTGCAGAATATGCCGAAATATTTAAAGGAATCCAAGACTTTTACGAAGAATATCGTGGCATGCCTACAAAAGAAGCGCTAAGTGACTTACTGTCTACTCGATATCATTCTGAGACACTTAACGAGACACTAGAAGAAATATATAATCATAAAAGAATATCTACTTCAACTATAGAATATATTGAAGACAGTATAAGAAATTTTATTAGTTGTCAAGCTTTAAAAAGAGCTATATATGAGTCGATCGATGATTTGGGTGATCCAAAAAAACATCCAAATGTCAAAGAAAGAATAGAAAAAGCTTTGACAATAGGTGCTTCATTAGATGACTTTGGAATAGATGCATACAACGATGAAGAGATATTAAATAGATGGCAGCGTAGAAAAGACAAGCAAGAAATTCCTAGGATATCTACTGGATGGACAAAATTTGATCAAGTATTTGGTGGATTTGGTATTGGTGAAGTCTTTACTTTTACTGGACCAGCACACAGTGGAAAATCGATGTACTTGGTAAATGTAGGTGCTAATGTTTTATTGCAAAAGAAGAATGTATTACATATTACATTAGAGATGTCTCAAGAAATTACTGCACAGCGTTATGATATGAGGTTATTAGGGTTAACTAAAGACGAACTAAATTCTAAAATAGCCATTGAAAGGCTTAAAGAAGTTTTAAGTAATCATATAGGTAGATTAATAATTAAACGTTATCCATCAGATACAGTTACCGCCAATGACATCGCAACATTTATAAAAAGACTTGAAATGGTTAAGGATTTTGTTCCAGATATTATAATAATTGATTATGCTGATATTATGCGTTCTACACATCATTACAACGATAGAAGATTTGAATTAGATGCTATATATAATCAAGTTAGAAATTTGGGTATTGAATTTAAAGTACCCATAGTTACAGCAACACAGTTGAATAGAAGTGCTTTAGAAAGACTTGAGTCTGGTAAAATTTTAACAGAGGGGAATATTGCTGAATCTTATGGAATAGCGAGAGTTATCGACTGCGGAATTACTATAAATTCCACCCCCGCTGACATCCGGCAACATGTTTCCACTATTTATGTGTTTAAAAATCGTGACGGTGAGAGTGGCGAAACTTTTCGTATGTACGTTGATTTTAGCAGAGCTCTTATACGTGAATGGGGACCGTCTCCTGACATCACAAATCAAATGAAAAAAGGAAAACAAAAAAATCATCAAAAAATAATCATATAAATCAGTGTACAATACCATTAGAATATTGTATAATTACCATATACAAAGAAGCCCCGTTTGATCGGTAAATTAAAGGAGGTTATATGAGTGGCAAAAAAATCAAATATACAAGAAATTATTAAGAAGAGCAATGTTAGAAAGAAGACTAATGAATCCAAAAAAACAAAAACTGAAGTAAAAGAAAAGCGTATAAGGAAGAAAAAAATTAAACAAAATTTTACAGAAGACTCAACTACATATGAAGCTCAGAAAGTTATTTTCAGAATAAAAGATGGTGATAAATTTAAAAATATAAAGAAAGTCTATCCGATGCCTATACAATTTAATAAGCGTCCTAAGATTGGTTATAAAACTAAAGTAGCGACAGGCGATTGGTGTAAGATAGTTGATGTAATTACTGATGAGAAGGATTTAGTCTTTGTTCTAGAACCTATTACAGAACAACAGGAAGGAGTGTCTGATATTAATGAATATTAAGTCTGGAGATTTAATTTTTTTGATTAAAGACGAAACATCAATGCAAAATGAACATTTGGTAGAAGTTAAAGAATATGATTGCAAAAATAATATTGTTAAATCTGATAAAGTATACACTATCTACAAAATAATGCAACAGGGTGGATCGATGGGTTATGGTTTAGCTCCTGGATTTTTTATTATTTCTAATAAAAGAGATAAGAGTTTAATTAATACTGATAATTCATCTAATGAACATTGGATTAATCTAAATAATTTTGATGTCATTGGTCATGTAACAAATGATGATATTATAAAAGCTATTAAAGAACATGAAAATAGTATTGTCGTACCAGATATTAATACAATGAAAGGAATATTAGGTAAAGATGTCAAAGGTTCTTAAACTTGAGCCATTTATAACTAATAATATAAGAGATATTAAGTTAACTGAATATGCAGGTTTTGCAGATAAAGATTTAAAATGGCATCGTACTTTTTTACAAATTGCTAAGATTATGGGTGATAATAGTCATTGTGTTTCTCATAAAGTTGGAGCTATTCTAGTAAAAAATAACAGAATAATATCAACTGGTATTAATGGGACATGTCCTGGTTATATTAATTGTGATGAAGTTTTTACATCTGATAATTTTAATAGAGAAAAACATCATATATGGTCTAATCTAAATGAACTTCATGCTGAAGTCAATATGTTAGCTATAGCAGCTAGAGAAGGAATATCCACTAAAGATAGTATAGTATATACTACTATATCACCTTGTGTTAACTGTTCAAAGATGCTCATTGCTGCCGGAATTAAAACTATGATATTTAATGAACTATATGATCTAGATAAAGATGGTCTAATATTGATGTTATTGAATGATGTTGATTTATTTCTAATTAGAGGAGATGATATGATTGCCTAAAAAAGAATTAGATTTAAGTTTTTTAAATCAAGGTTCTGAAGAGATAGAGCTTCCATCTAGAGGTATATTGTATAAGAGTAAAGAAATCAAGAATGGTAAAGTACATGTAAGACCATGGCTGACAGCTGAAGAGAAATTAATTGATAAATTTAGTCGTGGCAATTTTTATAATATATTAAAACGGTTAGTTCAGAATGTTTTAGAAGAAAAATTTCTGGTTGAAGAATTGACTATTGGAGATTTCTTCTATTTGCTTTATTGGATTCGTGGATTAAGTTATGGTTCAAAATATAAGACGGAAACTGATTGTCCTAATTGTGGAGCTCGGATAAAAGCTACG